CAAACCTCATTAGCGGGGTTTTTACTTAATCCAGCAGGGGCGTAAGCGCCTTTGAGCTTGATATTACCGTCTGTCTTAACAGCGATGTAATTGTTGACATCACGAGAGTAAATTGCCTTATAGTAAGTTGCCTCAGTCTCAAAGTCAGTTTTAACTTCCCATTCCCACACGATCAAATCCATCATTTCGATCTTGGTCTTAGGGCACTTGATAACAATACCGTCTGTGTTAGCCGATACAACTGGTATACCTTCTGATTCCAGCATCTCGATTAGCATAAGCAAGCACAACTGGCCTGTTAAGGTAGTCTGGATAAGCAAATCAGGTGAGTAAAGTTTTGACCACTTGCTACCAAACTTGCCAAATGAGCCGTTGATTGTGATTTTCAAAGCGTCTGAAGTCACCTTGTCACCGTCACGTTTAGCCTTAATGCGTCTATCAACAATGTTGCCGTACACGTCACTAAACGCCTTACCCATGTGTTCAGGGGCTAAGTTGGTGTTCAGTATTATCATTGGGTAGTAGCTCACCACATCTCGGTCTATCAGTAAGGTGTCGTCATCTGCTAAGTGAAACACTGAAGACTCAGTGGAATGTAGCCCACCAATCCCCATTCGGTATATCGAATTGCCGATGGTTATCTTGTAGTCAGATAATGCTTTTGGCATCATCACCTTGCCACTGTCAGGAATTGTAAACTTATGCTCTGAGATAATTGGCAATATCTGTGACATAACAAGTGTTGTCATGTCGATAAAGTCTGGTGGCACATAGCTAAACTGAGTACCCGTCTCAACAATAGGGCGAGTTAAATCCTCACCCAATGCCTTACTCACCTCTTGACCAATCACAGCTTCAGCAATCTGAGCGTCAGACTTTGAGAGCAAGTTAAGCGCGTACTGATGTGACATCTGCTCACGCAAATTGATCTGTGGCAACAAGGTGTTGTACAGGTCTCTGGTTAACTTTAGATCATTCTCACAGTACTTGACCAACAGCGCCCTGTCACTTACGCTAATGCTTGCTGAAGGCTCAATAGGCAAGTCTTGTAACGTGTGGCTATGAAGCCTACCACCGTACATTTTCAAACTGGCCTTGCCTGGTGCGACCTCGATCAGATCAACATGGTTGATATTCTCAAACCTATCCACACCAAACTGCCTGTAAAACTGCCAGTCTCGTAAATTGTTGTTAATAATCGCATCGCAACCACGCTTAATACGAGCGCAGTTGTTACCTTCCAGCACCATAGCAAGTAGCGGTATGTCAAAGTTAGAACCATTGAACGTCACAATTCGGTACTTGTGCATAATGGTCTTAACTGTTTCAATGTCAAACTCCTGACCCTCAAACATTTCAAAATGCCGTACATTTCCAGTTTCTATGTTCAAAAAAGAAGCTAAAAAGTAGTCTCGGTAGACTTCAGTATCTAGGGTCAGGGTTTGCCTCATTACTTACACCAAGTCTTCTGATGAAATTTCTACATCATCAAAGTCGTCTTCAGACGCAGACGTACCACCAGTGAAGCTGTCACCATCTCGCAAGAATTGAACACCCTTAATGGTGGCGTTGATACGGCGACCATAATTGTTGTCTTGCGCCCACAACTCAACGCTCGCATTAACAAAACAACCAGCGTAAGGCTTGCCATCTTGAGCAGTCAAAGGTGACTTGTTACGGTCAATGACCAATGGGCGAGTCTTGTTACGAGCTGAGATGTAGAGATTGCCAGGGAATCCTGAGTAATTCGACTTGGCATCACCATCATGCAAAGCCAAACGGTCTTTAGTCTCTAACTCCTTCTTAACATTGACCCACTTATTACCCCACTTCTCTTTGCCAATTTCTTCAAACGCATTGTTTAAAACCTCAACAGACGGGCTGTCAGGCTGCATTAAGAATGTAGCTGAGAAAGCAGGGTCACCCTGACCATTAACAGTTTTGGCTGTAAACAATTCAGGAAAAGCTAAACGTACATCTTCAAGGCGAACTTTCATTTTTAATACTCCTAATGGTTACTTCTAAAATGCCAAATGGCGAATCGTCTTAGCAAAATGCCAATACAATTTAATTCACTTCAAAATCATCTAAAGTACTTAGTGCTGCCCGTTTGTCAGACTCAGGGGCAACAGAGGGTTTACCCTTACTTTGAACAATATGTGACTTCAATAAGTCAAATTGCTCTTTATTAAGGACTTTGTTCTTAACTAACTTCTCTGCGTTAGCAGGACTAATCAATTTAAAGTTGTACATTTCCTCATCTTCCAATGAGAAGTCTTTTAATGCTTGCTCTGCTTCGACCTCATTAGCCCACTTACGATCACCCTTGCGACCTTCGACTAACTTATAGCCACTGACTAGCTTGCCATCAAATAGTTGTCGCTCGACTTCTGCTCGGACAGCCTTGCACCAACCCTCGATCAGGTCTACCGCACTCATCTTGTCAGACAAGGGTGTAGAGTCGTCTTCAACCATTATGTCAATATCAGCTTCGCTACTTGTCATATAGCCAAAGTCCTTACCGATTGTTTCCTCGATCTGCTCAGACAGAGCAGGGCAGTCTGCCTTAGCTCGGCAAAAGCGGCATTGCTTCTCGCCTGGGTTGAGATCAAGCGTGTTGGCATCAACAATCGCAATAACCTTAGATGCACGACCCTTGGCAAATTCAGCAAACTCGAGCAACTCATCAACACTGATCGCCCACTCGCTTAGATGGTACAACCGTGGCTGGTGAATCACCATGCGTACTGTCTTAAAGTCCGCAACCATGCCAAACTGACTCAGAGCGCCTAAAGCGTAAAGCATGAGTTGCTCATTGTGATCGGCATCGACTTTGACACCACGACCACCTTTCAAGTCGTGAACCTGTATCTCGTCACCCTTAATAATCACAGCATCTGACGTGCCAAAAGACTTAGGCACACCGACATACTCTGAGAACTCAAGGCGTTGCTCAACCATCAAGTCTGCATCAATCGCATACTCACGCACGTTATCTATATAGACCTGAACGCAAGTAACCATCTCATCGTCAACAGCGACAATATTTTTTCCAACGGTAATCTTCTTGCCAGCAAAAGAAAATGCGTCTTTACCAGTGGTTAGACAGTTCGATGCCACCTCGTGAGCAACAGTGCCCCAGTCAGCATACTCACTTGACGTGTTAGGGTAAGCTGACTCACGCGCAATACTTCCCGTACACTTTAGCCATCTGTGTGCCGAGCTGGGGGATAATTTGGCGTGGCTCATTCTTCCACCATCGCAATTGCTTCTAACAACAATGGGTAGTCCTCAACCTTAACCTCTGGGACTTTTTTGGCATTAAATCTGCTCAATATTTCAAGAGCCACATCACGACCTTTGTTCTTTGCCAACGCAAGAATCGCATCGCCTAACTGCTTGCCAGTGATCTCACCAACTTGCACATCTTCGTCTTTAGCAAAAGGTGATTCTTCCTGAACCACTGACTCAGACTTAGCCTTGGACTTGCTCTGTGCTTTTGGCTCAGTGCTAATTGCTTTTTGCTCTGCGTATGTAGTTTCACTAAAAGCGGCGATGACTTTATCTAACTGCTCTTGATTATGAATTGTTACTGTGATTGGAAACATTTTAAAAATCCTTTTTACGTCTTGTTGGAAAGCATTAAAATAATTATACAACTAAAAAATTGTAAATACAACAAGAAACTTGTATTTAATTACAATCAAGTAGTTGTACAATCAATCATGGGCTTGTACACTACGAGCGTTATTGACACTTTTAAGGAATACGATATGAAACTACCCACTTTGAAAATAACAGGTCTTGATAAGGCTTTAGCCAAGGCAGGGAGCCAAGAGAATATGGCAAAGCAACTTGGTGTGACTCAGCAAGCAATCTCGTTATGGGCACACCAAGGTTGGGTTCCAACTCGCCGTGCGATTGAGATCGAGCAGACCTACGGCGTATCTAGAGCTGAACTTATCTCACCTAGATTAATTGATCTATTTGATGAAAAGGAGTTATGAGTTGCTCATGCCTAAACAAACCCCACAGGTGGCTAAAATTAGCCCACATCTGCAAGAACTACAAGCCCCACGGATTCTAACCGCTATACCTTCGTGGCTTATCTGGCGATACGAGCATCACGATGGCGAAGCCAAACCACGCAAAGTGCCTTATTACGTCAACGGCGTAAAGCGTCACGGTGTTCAAGGTAGACCAGAAGACAGGTCATCTATGACTACATTCAAAGCAGCAAAAGATGCGGCCATTCGTAGAGGTTACGATGGCGTTGGATTTGCCCCCATGCCTGACTACAACATCACAGCCTTAGACTTTGACAATTGTATGGTGGGTAGTGATATTCACCCAGAGGTTGAGGAACTAATCTTAGGCACATACGCTGAGTACAGTCCGTCTGGTTCAGGTGTTCGTGCGTTTATGGTTGGCAACTTAGGTGACTTTAAGTCCTTAGATGACCCTAAGTTTGGTTTTGAGACCTTCTCAACCAAAGGCTTTGTCACGTTTACAGGCAACCGTTTAACGATGACCGATCTCATGGGTGTTGACGATCACATTTCCCCCGTTAGCCAAGAGGTAAAAGACTTTTGCGTGATGCGCTTTGGCAAGGGCAAGACAGTCAGAGATGATGACATACTGATGAACTACGAGCCACCGCTTGATTTGACTAGTGATGAGATTAAAACTGCTTTAGATAAGATAGATGCCGATATTGATTACAAAGCATGGCTTGACATTGGTATGGGTATCCACCACGAAACCGCGGGTAGCAAAGAGGGCTTTGATCTTTGGAACGAATGGTCATCGCAAGGTGAGAAGTACCCAAGAGAAGAAGTATTAGCCAAACGTTGGAAATCCTTTGAGAACTCAGAGAAGAACCTCATAACGATTAGAACCTTACTTAAGCTCGCTGCCAAACAACCCATAAACACTGAGAACTTTGACAAGGCTATCGAGCAAGACAAGCAGACAGAAACCCTAGCTAAACCTCTCAAATTTCCAATCATCGCAGCGTCTGCTTTTAGCCAAGGCCAAGCACCTAGTTGGATTATTAAGAACATTATCCCACGGGCTGAACTTGTCGTGCTATTTGGCGAAGCGGGAAGTGGTAAGTCTTTCTTGGCACTTGACATTGCCGCTTCCATTGCACTTGGCACACCGTGGAGAGGAAATCGCACAAAGAAAGGTCGTGCTGTCTACCTTGTGGCAGAAGGTGGGGGCGGTTTCCGTAAACGCTTAACAGCCTATGCCATGCACAACGAGATCAATCTTGATGATTTGGACTTGCACATTATCCATGCCACGCCAAATTTCTTAGAGAAAGCCGATGCGGTAGAGATAGCCAGAACCATCGCTTCGGTCGGTGTGGTTGATATTGTGTTTGTCGATACCTTTGCTCAGGTGATGCCTGGCGCTAACGAGAACTCAAGTGATGATGTGGGTAAAGCCCTTGCTCATTGTCGAGCCATACACCGAGTCACGGGCGCAGTGGTTGTCTTGGTTCACCACGCAGGTAAAGATGCGAGTCGCGGTGCTCGAGGTTGGTCAGGCTTGAAGGCGGCAGCAGATGCCGAGATCGAGGTGACGCGAAGTGTCAACGGGCGAGTGGCAAAGATAAGTAAGCAAAAAGATGGTGAAGACGGTAACCAGTTTGGTTTCGATTTGCAAGTGGTGAGTGTCGGGGTAGATGAAGACGGTGATGTGATTGACTCATGTGTGGTTATCGAGGCTGAGATTGCCAGCACTGAAAGCAAGGCAGGTAATCGCAAATTAGGTAAATGGCAACTTGCGATTATTGAGGTGATTGAAACATTTAGTCTGGCTCAGAGTTCGGGGATTGAGGTCAAAGAGGTGATTGACGAGGTGGTTTTGAGGCAACCAGCCGATACAAAAGGTGGTCGGGATAGCACAAGATCGGTTGCAACGAGGGCTTTAAATAGTCTTTGTAGTGGTGATGACGCGCCTTATTTTATCGAAGATGGGTGTATTTCAGTTCTTTAATCGAGGTGTTTTTGATGAATTTAGGGTGCAACACTGCAACAAATGGTGCAACATGTTGCAGTGTTGCAGTGTTGCATGAGGGTGCAACATTGCAACAAGTTGCAACATATGTTGCAAGTTGCAGTCGCGCTGTACTGTTTTTAATGCAACGCACACAACAACTCTCTATAAGAGAGTTGTGTTGTGTTGCAAATACAGGGTTTTTTGATGTTTAAATGTTTTTTGAAATTGGGTGGAAAAACTGGGTGGAAAGTAGTGGTACAAGTTGGTGGTTGTGATGTACAATTAAAAACTTGTGAAGTTTAATTTGAGAGGGATTTGATGATGGAAGATTATGGGGTGAAGGAATGATTCACTATCACGGACTGCCGATAACGCCTGCAACTGCGGCTTGCAAAGCTGTTGAGGCGGGTCATGCTTTTGTGTCCTTTGCTCATAGCGACCAGATAAATGTGGCGATTGAAATGTGTCAGTCGTTTGCAATTGACAATGGTGCGTTTTCTGCATGGCGGCAAGGCAAACCAATTATAAATTGGCAACCTTTTTATGATTGGGCTTTAGATTGTAAAAAAATACCATCTTGTGACTTTGCCGTCATTCCAGATGTAATTGATGGCAACGAAAGTGACAACGATGCGTTGCTTCGTGATTGTCCATTGCCATCATGGTTTGGTGCGCCAGTTTGGCATTTGCATGAATCGCTAGACAGGTTAGAAAAATTGGCAAATACTTACTTACGCGTTTGTTTTGGAAGTTCTGGTGAGTTTTCAAGCATTGGAACAATTAAATGGTGGGAAAGAATTTCTCAATCTATGTCGGTAATTTGTGACGAAGAAGGTAGACCTAATTGCAAACTACACGGTTTGCGTATGCTTAACCCAGATGTGTTTACAAAAATACCTTTTGCTTCTGCTGACAGTACAAATATAGGCAGAAACATTGGGATTGATAAAAATTGGAAAAAAGGTAATTATTTGCCACCCACAAAAGAAATGAGGGCACAAGTAATGAGAAGCCGTATTGAATCACATAATGCACCACATATTTGGGTGCAACCAACATATAAAGAACAGGGATTATTATGTTAATAATTGCGGTTATAGCTTACGTTTTTGCCATGACAATGGCTAATTTAAGCATTGCATATTTTGGTCCAATTATTTCGCCTATTAACGCATTTTTGTTTATTGGTTTTGATTTGGCGATGCGTGACTGGTTGCAAATTAAATTAAAGTTTTGGCACATGGCAGTTTTAATTGTTTTTACTGGATTTTTATCCTATGCTTTAAATCCTGCCGTTTCAACCATTGCGATTGCGAGTTCAATATCTTTTATGTTTGCATCAACTGCCGACTGGTATGTATTTTCAAAAATTAAAGGCTCGTTTTTGCGTAGAGCAAACACATCTAATGTGGCAGGTGCATCAGTCGATTCTGTTGTATTCCCTACGTTGGCGTTTGGTATTTTTATGCCTGAAATAATTATTTTGCAATTTATTGCTAAAGTTTCTGGTAGTGCGCTTTGGGCTTGGGGGATAAACTGCTTACAGACTAAATCTAAGGTGCGGGCATGAAAGAAACAGTTTACTTTGACATTGTTGATAAGCGAATCGTATGCAAAGAATGCAGTACGCAAGAGTGTGTCAATTTCCCTGTTGATACGAAGCTAGTGCAAGCCCAGTTTGATCTATTTATGCGTAATCACATAGGGTGCGTGCGTAACCTGTACCGACCACTGGCTGATTGATTACAATGATATTTCAGATAACCCAAGAGCATATAAAGGATAACAATCTTTTGTTTACAAAAGTGGGTTGGTGGTGCTATAAATCAAATGAATCACAAATTTTACATGTAAGAGAAACAAGAGATGAAGTACAACAA